CTCCTGTTTCGGGCCTTTGCCAGTGCGGTCTTTCTTCTCTCGGTTCACATAGCCCCTGTTCCAGCAGTAGAGAAGGGTAACTTTTACTAACTGTTTGGGCATCTCAAGCAGGGTCGCAATCTCGGTTGCGCTTCTGGCCTGATCCCGACAGGCGTTCATAACTCGGTCTTTATTGCTCATCGTTTCTCCAAAAAAAAGCCCGCGAGTGGCGGGCTAACCCTGTGACCAGGGAGGAGGAGAAATGCCTCGGAGGTTGAGGCACACTCAGAATAGCACACCACTTCTCTAAACAGTATACCTAAGAACAATCTACGAGCTTGTGTACCCAACGGTTGTCTTTCTTCTTCCAGCCTATAACCCAGACCGTCCAATTGGCCTTGCGGACTGCACAGATAGTTTCACTTTCTGCAATCTTCCGTACACGGCTGGAGATGTTGTCCCAACTGGTACATTGCACCGCAACAGTTTCCTCATCTCGGATGGCTACGATGTCACACCAGCCCCAGAGGTCTTTACGGATGTTCGCGCCTGGGAGCCATTTCTCTACCACCTCCGCTAAATAGCCCTCCTTTTTTAACCAGGCCAGAGATAATTGTGTCGGGGAGGTAGCCATGTATTTCCTTATGACAAGAGTTGCAGAGCTTGCGTCCTACTACTTTGCGGATTCTGCCCGCACATCTTTTGCACATTGTCCATTTATGTTTTAGCTCGTACATCTACTAATCCCCTCTCAAATAGCTCGTATATTGTTTTACGCCATGCCCGCAGCCACATCTCTTCCCTCTCCCACTTAGCTAGGTCTTTGCCTTGGTCTAAGATGTAGTGGCACTCAGGACACAGGGCCGCAACGTACATATCGTGGGCTTTCATACCCATACCCTTGCCACTCCACGACCAGTTGGCGTGGGCCGCTTGTGTGCCTTCTTTCCCGCACTCCTGACATGGAAGAGAGGCAACGGCCTTCAGGAGTTTAGGGTTGCGGTACATCGTGTTCACTCTCCCCTGTTTTATAGGCAGGTTCCCACCCCTCACACTCACAGACATAACGATCAGCACTATGGCTGGCGTTACGGTCAAACCCATGCGGTGCATCTGGGTGTGTCTTGCATGGTACTTCAGGGGTGCAGTAGTTCGGCTTACCCCCGCAGTAGGTTTTGACTGGTGGCTTGTCATCGAGTGCTTGGCGTAGTGTTGCTACATGGCCTGCCATATAACCCGTGCAGTTCTTGTACTCACCGGCTTCCCAATGGCTTATAAGTGCTTCTGCTGCTTTCCTAAGATCGTTCATTTCTTCTCCTCGTGTTCTATCAGCTTGTCTATAAAATGCTTGGCTTTGTAGAGGTCTTGTATGCCTCCTTTGTCGCGCCACCTGCTTAGGTACTTTATTGCTGAACCCTCACAATACCCGATATTGTTAGCAAGTATGTAGTCCCAGGGCTGGATCTGCAATTTCTTATAGTGATTGCCGCCTATTTGCCCTTCGTTCGCAGACTCTTTCACATCCACAATTGTTTCCTTTCCAATCTCCATCAGGCCCACCGTACCTTTCTGCCATCTGCTGCCGTAAGACCTTGCATGACTCCTGTAGAAGAAGTCTTAGTCTGCATGGCCCGCAGTTTGTGTTGAAGATCCCCCGCGTCTTGCAGTCCTGACAATCCAAAGGGGTCTGCACAGAAGAACTGGTCTCTTCCGTTGCGGATGAGTTTGTCAGAATAGCCAGTTGGGGCGTATCTGAGGTTTTTCTTCGTGATCTTGTTTTCACGGATTAGCCTGTGAAGGATTGGAAACAACGTCCACTTGTTATGGCCTGTAATATCCATGATCTCAGCCGCAGACATAGACCGCGTTATTACCTGCTCTACCTCGTTCTCAGGTGTCATTTAATGCCTCCCATGCTCGTCTTGCCACTTCTGAAACTTGTCCGTTTCCAATTGCTTTAAGTCTGTCCACCCTAGCGGCCACCCCATTAGCCACTCGACCCAATTCGGGTTCAGTTGTCCACCACCCGACATTGCCGCAGCCTTCTCTGGCAAGTCTGGACCGAAGCCTCTCTTTGCGGCTTTCTCCATCGCATCCTGTGACGTTGCTCCCTTGTAGTCTCGTGCGCGTGGCGTAGGCCAATTCACCTGCGCTGTAAGCGTTGGGGTGTTCCTCTGGTGTTCGCTCGGTGCGTTTGTTTCTTTGCTCATATGCGCTGTCGGTGTTGTCCAGATGGGGGGGGGTGGAGACTTTTGCGCTAACCCAGATTCTGTCTCGCTGGTGTGGTGCGCCAACATCGGCAGCTCCCATAACAGTCCATCTCGTGTCATACCCGAGCGAGGTAAGGTCTCCAAGCACTCGTTCAAGTCCTCTAGTAACGAGCATTGGGCTGTTCTCCACGAACACGAATCGGGGTCGTACTTCGCTAACCACCCGCGCCATTTCTCGCCACATCCCGCTTCGCTCTCCGTCAATCCCCGCGGCTTTTCCTGCGGCAGAGATGTCCTGACAGGGAAATCCTCCCGATACGACATCAACAATTCCTCTCCACGGTCTTCCGTCAAAGGTTTGTATGTCATCCCAAATCGGGAAAGGCGGGAGAAAACCGTCATTTTGTCGGGCGCACAGTACGCTAGCTGGGTAGGGTTCCCACTCGACTGCACAGACTGTTCTCCATCCGAGGAGATGTCCCCCAAGTATTCCTCCACCAGCACCTGCGAAAAGAGCCAGCTCATTCATGCGTCCTCCATCACTTTGCGGAAAGCCGCAAGTTTTTCAGGAGAAGGCGTTGGTCTGTAAGACAGTTGTAGGGAGTCAAAATACTGTGGAGCCTTTTTACAAAGGTCTTTGAACTGGATAAGGTTGGGAGGTCTCTCGCCAAGCATACTCAGGCCATACTTGATCTGCTCTACAGTAAAGCCTCTAAGGTCATCTGCCCACGCGCCCTTTACTTCATCCAAAGGCATACCGTCAAACTTGCGAGTCCACTCCGACCCGTAAGTCACCAGCATCTTGTTCCACAAGGCATCTATGATTTGAAGGTTCATAACAGTTGCAACCTCCTCTCGCCAGGCCATTTTCTGCCAGTCATCTCTTCCCACTTCTGCCTTTTCAGCATCTCGTCTCGTTCCGCAAAGGATAAGACTGGAGCCTTTTTAGGTGTCTCGTACACCTCGTCTTCCCAACGCTCGTTTCTAAGCCAAGTCGCTGCGTGAGGTATGTACATGGGGTTCTGCCATTGCTCTTGGGTCTTCTGCTTGTCTAAAGCCTCTAACAGCGTCTCCAGAGATGGCCTGACCTGACTGGTCTGATTCCAGGCTTTTCTAGCCTGTGCCTTATTTACCTTCCTTGGGTAGGCTTCCCAGAACTGCTGAAATTCCTCCATTTAGTCCTCCTGTGTTAACAGTATCTAAACAGTATCATTTTTTTTCTTCGTCTACATTAGGGTTTTTACCTAATTCGCTTTCAGCCCTAGATATAGCTTTAGCCAGATCGTAGGCATAGTCGCCAACAAGCATACCGCGCTGACTGTTTAAGTAACTTAGCACTTCCTTAGAGACTCTTATCAACTCGTCCATAGCTACTTCTTCAGCTTTTTAGCAAGTTTAAGAAGGTAGCCCGCAAGCTCCTCTGCCTCTTCACGGTTTAACTCTACGGACGCATATTCATTAAGTTCCAACTTATCTTGAGCAACCACAATCCTGTTGTAGTTATTGATAAAGGTTTCAAATCCGCGCGTGCCAGGGTTTGAGTAAACATCGTCTGCCATGTCAATCTCCTAAAGACAATAGAACGACCAACTAGCAAAACTTGCGTTTTGCCAGACCTGTAAGGAGATGTATCCCGTAATAACGGTACTCTAGGTGGCCTTACCCACGACTAGACGGATATAGCAGGTGTCGACCCTGGTCTCCGCAGCTACTTATTCTGCGGCCTCTATCCCATCCCCGCCTTCTTCAATACGCTGGCGTTTCGCGCAGACGAAAAAAAACCCCTAAGTGAGACTTGGGCTTGACAGGCCAGCACCCAGGCTAGGATGGTGTGCATAACAAGCCTCACTTAGAGGTTCTTACCTAGCCTAAATGCCGAAGTGTCAATTTCGACCCTACTAGGATACCACAGATTAGGAAAAGTTCACGCTATTTTGCAAGACCTGAAGAACGCCTCATTGTTTACCACCTCCACAAGCTCTGGGGGCAGCAGTACGCCATTCCTAAAAGTAAGCACCGCAAACCCAGAAGCCCACATTACGGGGTTGTGTTCCAAGTAGGCAAACTGCCGCCCGTCCACATCTGCAAGCGTCCCCGTGTCTACACCGTAGAATCGCTGATGTCCGTAGCCAGCTACCGCAGTAATCTGTAAACGATGTAGGTGGCCTGTCACAACGTGCGCTCCCATAGCCCGCAAAGCATTGTTATAGGTGGCGTGGATGCCGTTGTGCCATCTGTGCTTGATAAGGGTGTTGCCGTTTATGTCTACCGCGTAGGTTTGCTTCCAGCGTCCAAAGTAGTCAAACAGGTCTGTGTTTGCCATACCAGAGACTTCTGGGGCGTTTACTCGGATATACCGCCATAACCTCTGGTCGTGGTTGCCTACGTTCCAAATAAGTGTTGAGTTCTTACTAGCGTCCTCTATCTCTGTCATGCGTGTCACGCAAGCCTCTACCTCTTCCTTGGCTGAAGGCGTTTCGTGCTTGTAGATAGGGTCGTGCCTTGATACTCTGGCTCCGTCAAAAACGTCTCCGTTAGCAATTACGATAGCTGGTTTTAGGTTACTTACGACCGCAAGCAACGCCTGGTGCGCGACCGTGGGAGGCCCAGGCCAGTAGTGAGCGTCTGAGAAGACCACAACAATCCCGTCTTTAAGCTCGGTATAAATCTTCTGCTCATGCGTGACGTTTGTGATCCGCGTGTGTTCTGAGAACGAAAGAAGCTCGATCCCGTGTTTCTGTGCCAGCCGATTCCTTCTCGCAAAAACGTTGCGGATAGAAACACCTAGCGTTTCAGCAATCGCCTGGGGAGAACCCAGTTCCCTAAATAGTTTTACGAACTCTTCGTCACTACAAGCTGCTGATGCCATTCAAAGCTCCTTGGGGTCAAAACCCAATGTGTGTGAAACCTTTGCCGCGCAGTCCAAGAAGGTCTTGGTGTGTTTATCCCATTCGGGATCTTTGCGGCAGTAAAGGTGAAGGTGGATCATCTCGTGCGCTATCGTCCTGATACAAGTATCTAGGTGGGCGTGTTTTGCAGAACTGATTGTGATTTTGTGCGGCTCTGGCTCGAACATCCCATAGCAATCTGGGAGATGCCTGACGACAAAAATAATGTCTTTAGATGGGGGTAAACGCCACGCTTTTATCGGGGGCAACTGGAT